GCGTTGTTCCGTCTGCCTTTTCTTGAGCGTATCTCGCGTATCCTCCGTGATACGCCCGCCCATCCGCAACGTGCGCATCAACGCCATTTCCCGACGCGCGAATTGCTCGAGGACGTTGACGCGAGGGTTCGCAACATCGGTTCCACGTCCATTCATTACGACGCACCCTTCCGACTCAAGCAGCAACGTTTGTTGTTCGATATCGTTTTGGCATCGTGCAAGCTGCGCTGCGATCACAAGATCCGTTTCCGTCCACTCATCGCGTGCTCGCGAATTCATGATCGCGGTCCAGAACGGCATATCATCACGTCGCAGACGAACGAAGGAGGGAGGAGCGTGAGGGCCTTTCGATACGCTTACTGCAGCATCGATTGCTGCTTGTGCCGAATCCGATCGTGTCGATTTTGTCTTTGCCATATACTTTATTTCCTTTTTCGTTACTTGTCGTCAGAAACAGGATACCCATCAAGTCCTATACGAGGACGTGCCGAGACTCCTCGATCGGCTAGGTTTTTGCGCTCGTGACAATCTGCGTTGATGGAACTTAAATTTGAATCCGCGTTGATCTGCTCGCGTGTCCATCCCAGTTTGAGTGCTTTCGCTATGCCGATCTTGTGGTCGACTTCCGTAGCAAGCCGTACGCGACCGCTCTTTTTGCAGTCATCGCACTGGCATTGATAGCCGTCGCGCGCAAGTATCGCTTTGCGCTTACGTCGGTAATCACCGCTGTAGATATCGTGAGGGGTTCTTTTCACCCAAGCCACAATCGTGCACTCCGTACGACCAAAACGCGCACATTATGCGCACCCGTACGTAATCGTGCAACCAAGCACTTGCGAGCGCTGTTGTTGCCAGAAGCGCTTAGCGTGTTATCAACGTTAGCTTTTAGGAGGGGGAGGGGGAGAAGGGGAAGGACGCACAGTTCCTGAACAGGGAGGAGGATTGGTGTGAATGTACTTGCGCCCCGTACGCAGTACGAGGAGTATCACAAGAACACCTAACCATAGCTCCCAATTCATTACTTGAACTTCTCAGCTAGATACGTCTTGAAGTCTACTTTGCCGCGATTGGGCACATAGAAACCCCATTCATTGCGAATAGGGCCGTGGATGAACAGAGTGCGTACAGGACGCCCATCTGTGATTACGTGTTGAATGAGATGCCTATCGTGCGCATGTCGAAATGCGATTGATCCTGGATCCCGTCGTGTGTAGAAACCGTATTTGTCGTACGCAGGATCAAGTGTACCATTATCGAGAGGGCGCTGTTCGACATACGAATTGCGTAAAACAATCGAGATAAACCACCAGGGATGATCGTGCATCCCTTTGTCACGGTCTTCGGTATGGATGTCGTGTATGCGTATCGAAAGCCACTTCGATTCGAATACTGTCCATCGTTCCATGTACAACGTGCCATCTGCGTGATAGATGTGCCCGAGACCGTAGGGGCGTAGGAATCTCATGTGTGCGTGCGCTCTACTTTGCGGTATTGACGAAAAGGGGACAGTACACGTCTGTAGGTACTTCAAACACACGTACCAGATAGTCATACGTCTGTGAGATATAACCGCCTGCAGGGTCTTTAACGAATGAAGGGGATACGCGCACGCTTTTCATAGCGATCTCCATCGCTTCATCCGCTGTTGCAAATACGCACCCTGACTGGTACCGTCTAGCACGTGCGTAGTGGCAATTGCGAACATCCAACGTGAATAGGGTAC